GCCGCACCAGTCAGACTACCGTGTCGTGTACGAGGACAGCATTGATGAGTGCGCCAAGATACTCGCACCCGACCCTAACTGGATGGCCTGTGCGCTTGCTGGCGGCATCCTCCCGCCCGTGTGGGTCTACTGGGAGTTGGCAAAAGACGAAGCCCAGCCCGGCTTCAAGAAGCACACACGCGGCTACCTGCTGCATGAGACTGAGCCGGTCGGCCCGATGACCGAGGAAGAGGCAATCGAATACCTAATTCAGAAGGATGTGCCGCAGCACGTCTGGCAGAATTGGGATGAGGGCAACCGCCCGAAGATGGTAATATGCCGAAAAGGGCAATTACCGCAGACAAGAGAGTGGCGCAACGCTTGGCGCATATCTGATGAACTAGCCGCATAGGAGCAAACTATGGCTGTGACAACCTACATTGTAGACAAGGACGGTAATCAGATTGATGCTTCAACCGCTACCGTTCCTGCAAACCGTGACTTCCGAGGCGCTTGGTCGCTGTCGGGCAACGTAATCAGCGAAGACCTCGCCAAGGCGAAGGAAATCTTCCGCGACAAGGTGCGCGAGGTTCGCGGCCCACTGCTTGACGCAGAGGACGTGACCTACATGAAGGCGCTGGAGGCTGACGACGCCGACGCAAAGGCTGCGTCTGTCGCCGCCAAGAACGCCCTGCGTGACGCACCTGCCGCCGCCGCCATTGACGCGGCTACCGACATCGCAAGCCTCAAGGCTGCTTGGGATGCTGCAACCCTTGGCGACAGCCCCTACGCATAAGGGGGGCAGCCCGATGGAAATGGCCAGCCTCATCGACCTGCTAATCGGCCTCGTCATTTCCGGCGGGGCTTGGTTCATCGGCGGGATAGCGCGTGAGCAAAAGCGTATCGACATCCTGCTGAATAGGACACGGGAGGACTACGCCACCAAGGGCGAGTTGCGCGACGACAGGCAGAACGTGATGGACGCGCTGAACCGGCTGGACGCGAAGCTGGACAAGCTGATGAGCCGCGACTGATGTGGAGGCGACCGTCGCGTTTGTGCTTTACGTCTTCCTCGGCACGGGCGAGGACCGGCGCAAGGTCAGTGAAGATTTAGCCTTTCGGGATTTGACGGAGTGCGTGTGGTACGCCCAGACCCTCCACAAGCAGGGGAGCCAGATCACGGCATATTGCTTGCCGAAGATGGTGCCGCCAACACGGAAGGTGTACTGATGATCGCGATGCCAATGATTGACCTGATACAGGTCGGGCTGTTGATAGCGATCCTCGTCGTGATGACGAGGCGCTGATGCTTGCGGAAATCGCCGCAGCCAATGCGGCCTTCGGAATTTTGAAGACTGCCATATCCAATGGCAAGGAGATCGCTGACGCCGCGTCGGCGGTCGCGCAGTTTGTGGGCGCAAAGGAAAGCCTGCAACGCAAGGCGCAGAAGAAGGGCGGCGGATCTGACCTCGAAGAGTTTATGGCGCTGGAGAAGATCCGCCAGCAAGAGGACGAGCTGAAGACCATAATGATCTACGCAGGCCGACCCGGCCTCTGGAATGACTGGCAGAAATTTCAAGCAAAGGCGCGCGTGGCTAGGCGGGAGGCGGAGGTTGCCGCCGCAGCCAAGCGCAAGAAGATCGTCGAGGCTACAATCATCGGCGCGTTTGCGTTGTGCTGCCTTGCCGTTCTAGGATCTCTTGTGGCTTTGATACTGCACGCACAGGGTAGACTGTGACGGGATCAGCGACTACGACCGGGCTAATCGGTGAATTCATTACACTTGCGGCGCTGCTTGACCTTGGGTGGAGGGCAGGGCACGCGCCGATGGATGGTGTTGACGTGATAGCGTGGCTGGATAATGACTTCATGCGCGTGCAGGTGAAAAGCGCCAGATTGCGAAAGCAGCGTGATCGCGGCGCGCTGACTTATCATCACCAGCTTGGGTCGGGCCGCGATAAAAAAACCAGACCCGACAGCAATGTCTATGATATTCTCGCCCGTGTTGCTATCGATCAGCGCCGGGTTTTTTTTACGGCTGCCTGTCGGATCAACAAACTATCGGAGCGGCGCAGCCCGGAGTTTTTCGACAAGCCAGATCTGGAAGAGGAAAGCTGGCAGCGCGCCGTGCAGATTGTGATGGAGACGCGAAATGGATAAGCTGATCAAGATGCTGCGGCATCACGAGGGTGTGCGCCACAAGCCGTACAAGGACACGGTCGGCAAGCTGACCATTGGCGTGGGCAGAAACCTCGACGACAACGGCCTGAGCGATGACGAAATTGATTACCTATTGCGTAACGATATCAACCGCTGCATGTCTGAGGCGATGACCTATGACTGGTTCAAGGATCTCAACGACGCGCGTCGTGCGGTGGTGTTGAGCTTGTTATTTAATCTGGGCAAGCCGCGCTATGACAAGTTCGTGAAACATCACGAGGCGATGGCAGACGGCCACATGCTGATCGCGTCGAGAGAGCTACTGGACAGCCGCTGGGCCAAGCAGGTTGGCAATCGCGCACAAGAGATGGCCAAGCAATTAGAAACAGGAGAATGGCAATAATGTTTGCAGTATTGGCAAAGATCCTCGGAAGCAAGGATGTCATCCAACAGGGTATGAGCCTGATCGATGATATGGTTGTGACAACCGAGGAAGAGGTCGCGGCGAAGAGCAAGGCAAAGACAGATCTGCTTGCTGCCTATCAACCCTTCAAGCTGGCGCAGCGGTACATCGCGCTGATGTTCACGGCGATGTTCCTGTTCATTATGGCGAACGGTGTGGTCGGAGCGCTGTACGGTGTGATTGATATGGCTAACGTTGAGGCGGCCAAAGACTTTGCTGCGTCAATGTGGCTGGGCGAGATCATGCTTGGCATCGTCGGCTTTTACTTTGGCGGCGGTCTGGCGTCGAGCATCAAGGAACGCAAATAAAAAAAGACCCGGTGGTTTTCAAGGCCACCGGGTCAGTCTTGGAGGAAACGATCCCTGCGTAAGGGGTCAACTCAACTGTATGTGTCTGGTGCCGACACGTCTAGCCCTTTCTTTCTGTATGACCTTTTCCAGATGCACCCGCGCGGTGAATTGGCTGATGCCCATTTCCTCGCCTATGGTGCGCAGGGTGGGCGTGTAGCCATTTTCCTGCTGGAACTTGGCGATGGTGTCATAGACAGCCTGCTGCTGTGGTGTGAGGGTCTGCATCACTCGATCTCCTTGATGGTCAGGGTTTTGCTGCGCATCGTGCGCTCAGGCTTTGCCGGCACCACCCGCTCAGGCTGCGCCTTGTAAGTGCGGCTGGGCCACTTGATGAAATACTTGGTGTTGCCGACCAGCCCATAAGCGCCCGGCTTGTTGCCGATGTGTTCCATCAGTGTTGTGGTGGCGTCGTTGATGTCTTCCTCGGCCATTGCCTTGTTGCGCTGTGCCAGCACGAGCTGCTCCAGAGCGATCTGCGCGTCAGCGTCTGCGTCTGGGTCGATCTCGACCGGCGGGTATTCTTTCGACACAGAGCTGTAGACGATGCTGGCATCGCTCGGAGAGTAGGCCGGGTAGTAGTCCAGCTCTTTCCTGCGGCGCTCAAAGTCGAGGATGGCGTCGCGGATCTGCATCTGCACGACCGGGTCCGGGCGGTACAGGTACAGATACAGGGCGGTCCCCTGATACAAGGTGGCTACACAGCCCCACTGCGCGTCAGGGTAGCACATGAGCTGCGCCTGTAGTTGGAGCGGCCCACGGCTCCACAGGGGCCGCTCTGAGGGCATTGAGGATGTGACCTTGGCCTCCAGTATCCCGACCTTGCCGGCAGTCTCTATCGTGCCGCCCTGCGGCATGTAGATATTGCGCTCCGGTTCTGCCTTCAGCAGGCCGGTACCGGTGGCCCTGCCGTCGAGCGACGCGGCCAGCGGCAGATCTGCGTGCTGGTATGGCACATTGATATCGACATCAACGTCGGTGAGCGAGAGGCGGTTGGCCGCCTCCCGCAGAATAGTTGGCTCCAGCGTGTCGCCCCAGAACATCGCGTCGTTCTGTGGCAGGTGTTGCTTCTCGCCGCCGTTGTCGATGTCGATCATCTCCTGCAACAGCTCATTCGGTGTTGCGTATGGTGATGCGTTCAGCAGGACTGGGATCCGGCTGGCTGAGAGTTGCCCATCGGGCGTGAGCTTGCCTACCATTAGTATGCTCCTCCAAATTTGGCGATCAGCGCCCAGAAATTCCATTCGGTTGTGACGGCATTAGTGCCGAAGACAATCAGCAGTGTTGCGAGAAACAACATGCCGACAAAGTCGATGATCATGCTACGCATTGAAACCTCCTGCGTTTGTGGCGGGGCCGAAGCCCCGCCGGTTGATTAGGACACAAACGAAACCGTTCCGGTCGCGCTGCGCGCATATTTGGTTCCCCGCATCTTGTTGATGTAATCGTAATGCTCGATCATCTCGCTGGGGATATCCTTCGGCTTGCACTCCTCAATCTTGGCGAGGCGGCGGCGGTACAGCAGCAGCAAGCGCCGGTGTTCCTTCTCCGCAACCTCGTTGCCGGTGAAGTCCACCGAGTTGAGGCAGATCCAGATCACGCCGATGTCGGCGTTCTCTGCTGGCAGTGTGATGATGTTCTCCATCATTTCCTCCTGTTAGGCATTGATCAGGTTGCGCACTGAGCTGGCGTGCCACTGCCGGCCCATTGCTGTTGGAATGCCGGCATCGTTCAATGCCGACGCTATTGCACGCAGGCTCTGGCCTGCATTGCGCAATGCTGTGATGACCGGCATCGCCTGCGGCGCAACCTGAGAGGTCGCGTCGCGGCGAATGCCGGCGGTGGCAGCGCCACCCTTGGCTGGGCAGGGAGAACCCAGCTTTGTGCCGCGTGCTTTCGCTGCGGCGAGAGCTGCCTTGGTGCGCTCCGAGATGCGGCGACCTTCCCATTCGGCGAACACTGCCGCCATCTGGAGGAATGTGCGGTCGGCCTCTGGCATGTCGGCGCAGACAATAGGCACGCCGGCTTCAAGCAAGCCGGTGATGAAGTGGACGTTACGCGCGAGGCGGTCGAGCTTGGCGATCAGCAGTGTCGCGCCAGTCTCTTTGGCGTGGGCGAGGGCAGCAGCCAGCTCCGGGCGCTGCGCCTTCTTGCCGCTCTCCACCTCGGTGTATTCGGCGATGATGTCGTAACCAGCGACGGCGGCGCGTTGAGCATCCAAGCCAAGGCCCGACTGGCCTTGGCGCTGGGTGCTGACGCGGTAGTAGGCGATGTATTGGGTCATGTGAACCTCCCGGTGGGGGCGGGGCCGTTAGGCCGCCGCCTCCTGAACTTTGTGCATCAAGTTGATCTTATCTTGAAGGGTCCACTGATTGCGGGAAACCCGCCCATTGTCATATGGCTGCGACCCAAGATGGCGTTCAATCGCTTTGTTGTACGCCTTACTGGCTCTGGTCGCGGCGGCTTTATACGCGCGAGTGCTTTCAGGCCAATCGCTTTCGTATGCCTTCGACACCTTGTCCTCGGCGTCAAGCAGTTTGTGATAAAGCGCAATGAGGTTTTCCATCGTGTATCTCCCTTCGGGGGGCGGGGCCGTTAGGCCGCCGCCTCTTCTTCGGTTGCATAATCTTGGAACTTGAGAACCGCGCCGCAAAGAGCGAACCAAGCCCAGCCACCTTCGTGCGGCATCAGGATCAGCGCGCCGTTGGTGTCATAGTCGCCGCCAACCATCCAGCGGTTGCCGACTTTCTTGGCGGTCATCTTTGCGCCGAGGTGAAAAGCTGTGTAGGTCATCTCTGTCTCCCTTGTTAGAACTAACTCACATTTGTTATATACACACTAAACCATAATGGTACAAGGGTGGTTGTGTATATTTTTTGAAAAAAGGTGATCCGATGTCCATCAATCCCAATGTCCACCTACGTTTGCGGCGATCCACGCACGACAAACTGAGGGCTGCGCTGGAGCTGTCGGCGCACCGCAGTCTGTCATCTTTGGCTGACGAGATCCTTGACGAGGGGCTGACCCGGCGTCTGGAGAAGGCGACAGACGACGATCTGGCGCGCGCCACGATGCTGGAGCTGGCAAGGCGCAATGGTTAATTCCCGTGTCAAAGGATCCTCATTCGAGAGATCCGTTGCCACCTGCCTGCTGGAGGAGCTGGGGCTGAAATTTCAGCGCGACCTAGAGCAATGGAGATCTGGCGACCGGGGCGACCTGCTGTGCGTTGATATGGATTTCCCGGCTGTCATTGAATGCAAAGCCTACGCCAAAGGCACGAGCGCAAGGCCGGCTTGGTGGGATCAGGTGTGCAAGGCGGCAACGGCAGCGAACAAGTGGCCGCTGCTGGTCTACAAGTACGACCGCATGCCGTGGCGCTGGCGTATCCCGGCGCAGGTGCTGATCGACCTCGGCCACCCGCACGGCAATATCGGGATGCGCGAGGATGTGACGCTGGATTGGGGGTATGCCGTTGAGATGGACACGCGCACGGCGATGACGATCATCAGAGAGGTGCTGGCTCATGCGGCCCAAATACGAGACTGATCACGACATCAAGAACGAGCGGCTGGTCGCCGACGCGCTGGCCGAACACGGCTACGAGGTTTACAAGCTGCCGATCCAGTACCGGCTGGACTGGCTACTGCGCTACAACGGCAACCCGATTGCGTTCGCCGAGGTGAAGACCCGGAATTGTGAGATGAACACCTACCCCACGGTGATGATCAGCCTGAGCAAAGTCATCCACGCGCGGATGCTGGCAGAGGCGACCAACTTGCCGTGTTATTTAATTCTGTTACCGTGACTGTATTGCGAGAGTGAATTTTGACGATGCCTTCACGGTAAATCCGGGTGGTAGGTCAGACAGGAATGATCCGCAGGATCTGGATGTCTGCGCCTACTACCCAATCGAGCGGCTGACAGTGATCAGCCAAAACAGTAACCGTTAACGTTCAGGAGAAAACAAATGGCGTTAGGTTTTACAGAGAGCAACAGCGGCGGGGGCGATTTCCTGCCAATCATCAAATACAGCGCACAGTCGGGAGACTTTGTGCGGCAGGAGCGGCAGCAGCAGCCAGACAATACGTGGCTCAAGTCAGACGCTGAGATGCCTTATCCGATCAGCATTGCGATGGATATGGAGGGCATTGAGGTTGGCTGGATGTCCTTTGCCAATGGCCCGGACTTTCAGATGGTGAAGCTGGGCGACGCAAAGCCGGCCAAGCCATCGGCAGACCACAATGAAGGCTTCAGGATCCGGGTTTTCAACAAGGAAATCGGCGTCCGCGAATGGTCCAGCTCGTCAAAGGTGGTCAAGCAATCGATGAACAAGCTGCACGACATGTACCTTGCCGGCAAGGATGCAAACCCCGGCAAGGTGCCGGTGGTGACCATCGAAGGCACCGAGCGCGTGACCATCAATACGCCTAAAGGCGAATTGGTGTTCAAGGCTCCAAGGTTTGCGCCGATCACACAGTGGATCGACGCGGACGCATTTGCTGCTGCTTCCCCAGCGGCAGCAACCGCGCAGGCAGAACCTGCGCCGCAACCTCCAGCGGCGGCGGGTAGCGACCTGTTCTAGCGCGTGAGGCTGGTGCCAGTTGTCTCCCGGCTGGCACCAGCCAACATTTTTGGGGGCGGGAGAATGGGGATTTAGATGACGAATATCGCAAGTTACATCGAACAGGTGGCCCGGCACTACAAAGGTGAGCCAAACAAGAAGCTCTCGCGGGGAACAGAGCTGCGTTTTGGCACACACGGCAGCTTCAGTTGTTGCCTGAAATCCGGCACTTGGTTCGATTTTGAGGCAAATTGCGGCGGGGGCGTAATCGATTTGGTGCGCCTCAATGAGCCGGCTAGTCTCAATGGCGGCCTGTCTGACGTGCTGGCCGACAAATTCGGGATCCAGCCGCAGCAGCAGAAGGCGCTGACGCCGGCAAAGTATCTGGCCAAGCAATACGACTATTACGACAGCGACGGCGTGCTGCGCTATCAGGTGCAGCGGTTCGAGCCGAAGACCTTCAGGCAGCGCCGGCCCGACGACAAGGGCGGGTGGCTGTATAACCTGAATGACGTTGAGGCGCTGCCGTACAATTTGGTGGGCATGATCCAGAACCCGGACGCGCCGGTGTTCATCGTGGAAGGTGAGAAGGCAGCCGAGCGGCTGATCCATCTGGGGCTGGTCGCCACCACCAATCACGGCGGTGCAAAGAACTGGAAGCCGGAGATCAACCAGTATTTCAGAGGCCGCAACGTCATCGTGCTGCCCGACAATGATGATGCCGGCAGGGCGCACGCGGATGTGGTGATCAGCCAACTGTACGGCACAGCCAATGCCATCAAGCGCGTGGATCTGCCGGGAGCCGAGAAGGATGATGTGGTTGACTGGCTGTTCAAGGGTGGCGACACACAGCAACTGATGGAGCTGGTGAGGGCGACGCCGCCCATAGCGGCAGAGCCGGAGCCAGCGGAGCCGGAGGAAATGCCCGACATATACCCGCTGTATGACGAGGCATATCTGATGTCGATGCCACCAGTGGAGTGGATGGTCGAGGGTGTGCTGACCAAGCACGGCTTTGCTGTGCTGTACGGTGCGCCGGGTACAGGCAAATCGTTTATTGCCATCGATATGGCGCTGTGTATGGCACACAACAGACCGTGGCACGGTCGTGCTACAAAGGCCGGGGCAGTGCTTTACATAGCCGGTGAGGGCGTCGGTGGCCTCGGCAAGCGCGTCAAGGCTCACAAGCTGCACAACGGCATTGAGGGCAATGGATCACTGAAGGTGCTGCCTGTGGCTGTGGATATGATTGACCCGGAGAGTGTTGAAAAGCTGTTGCGCACCATCGACAGCCTGAACACAGAATTTAGCTGCTTGGTGATCGACACGGTGGCGAGATCAATGACCGGCGAGGAAAACAGCGCGACAGATATGTCGGCGTTTGTGCGTGGATGTGACGCCATCAAGCACCACACCGGGTGCGGACTGCTGGCCATACATCACGCCGGCAAGGACGCCAGTCGCGGCATCAACAGCATGCGAGGATCGTCAGCATTGGCTGGTGCCGCTGATACAGTGCTGGCCGTTGCCAAGTCTGAAAGCATTGTCTCGCTGTCGATGGAAAAGCAGAAAGACGCAGATGTGATGGACAAGATCACGTTTGAGATGGTGCCTATTGCTCTGATGGATGACAGCAGTGTGGTCCTAAAGCCGATTGAGGCAGAGGTGACGACAAAGAAGCAGAGCCTGTCGGCGAGGCAGTATCATGCGATGCAGGCGCTCAAAAATACGATGGTGAAAGCGGGGTCAACAATCATCTCTGCCAGCCTTTGGCATGACGCCCACAAGGTGAAATCGCCCGATCTTACACCGCAACAGCGCAAGGATGCGCGTCAGGGACTGCAAGACAAGGGTGTGGTGACGGTTGATGAAGGCAAAGTGTGGATAAACAAAGAGATAGAGAAAAATGTGGGGTGACCATCTTATGCGTATCGCACCCTCATCGCAGGGTG